ACATTCTTTGGTACTTTATCTCCGGGTGATACCGTAACATTTAGTACTAATACCAATTGTATAATGGCTGGAGATGATACAAACGTTTGTCCATCTGCTACTGGAAGTGGTACAACATTCACAACTGCTTTGATGGTAGCTGGTCAGAACTATGTAGCATTAGGGTTGAATTCATCTATAAATCCTTAGAACATTATATAAAATAAAAAAATGGCAATGAATATAACATTAACATTAACGGCAGGGCTGGGAGCAGATTTAGGACCAAACTTTAACTTGACAGCTAATGTTGGCTCTGTTACACCATCAACTGCAACAAAGACCGAACTAACTACTGGTAAAAGTGTAAGTGTAGATGATGCGGCAACTCAAATTACAATTACTTCTACTGGAACATGCACTAATGCGCTAACATTGAATATAAGTGGTATTCCTACCACAACTACAACCACAACTACAACCACAACTACTGCAGCTCCAACTACAACTACAACTACTGAAGCGCCTACCACAACTACAACTACGGAGGCACCAACCACTACAACTACAACAACTACAACTGCTCCAACTACATACGATTTACAATGGATTCACACCATACCTACAACTGGTACTGCATATTTATACATCTATAAAAATGGTTTAACTGAGGTATATGCAGATGCAAATTCATCTGGAACTATTGTTGGTTTGACCACATCAGATGTAATAACATATTCATTGAGTGGTACATCTCCAGACTTTACAAACGCATCGGTTACAATATTAGGCGGATATATAGAAAGTTTAGTAGATTGTTCGTTGGGTTCAGCATTGGTATCAAATTCAACAGGATTCACTATAACAGCAGCAACTAATTTAGAATCATCAGTTACAAATCATGTAGGGTCTTGTCCATAAAAATAAAAAAATAGGATAGTTATATACAAATAAAGGTTATGAAAAATTTGAGATACATTTGCTGTCAACCAGCAATCCCATATTATACTTGGCAAGTTGAAGTTTTAATTAACAACTTCAAAAAAATGGGTGTTAATCCAAATTATATTGATATAGTTTGTGCTATTAGTAATGATACAATACCAAACGAATGGATTAAATTAATGACACATTATAATAGTGTTAGATTCTTTTTTTATAACGATACAAGAGAAAATAAATCATATATACCATCTGTATATTTTAATTTGATGAAGCAGCATATTGTTGCAAGACCAGAAATACAAAATGATGTATTGTTTTTACATGATTCTGATATTGTATTCACAAAACCAGTAGATTTTAATTCTATGATAGCTGGTGATAGTTGGTACTTAAGCAATACTAAATTTTATATAAACTACGATTATATACAAGCTAAAGGAAACGATATTTACGAAAAAATGTGTGATATTGTTGGTATAAATAAATTGATACCAAAATTGATGAACACCAATTCAGGAGGGGCTCAATACATTGTTAAAAATACAACATACGAATTTTGGGATAAGGTAGAAAGGGATAGTGTTAAATTATATTCATATTTTTGTGAAGTAGAACCAAAGTACGTTAAAAAAAATGAATACGATTATCCAATTCAAAAGTGGACTGCTGGTATGTGGAGTTTGCTATGGAATGCTTGGTTAGCTGGACATGAAACTATTGTAGATGATAGGATGGGGTTTGGTTGGGTAACCAATCCATATTCTGATGTTGAAAAATATTCAATACTACATAATGCTGGAGTTGTATCTGACCAGAATAGTCCGCATTCATATATTAATGGACTTTTTTTCAAAGGTGATTTTGTAAATGAACTTCCGTATAATAAATCCTTAAAAATAAATGATGAATATGCATCATCTTATTATTGGAAAGAAATATGTGAAACGGCGGAAAAATCTATATTAATAGAAAGAACATCGGAACAATTAATCAGAAATGATTTTAACAAATACAAAATAACAAATCTTCAAATAGACCCGTATGGTGTTTGTAACGCAAAATGTTGGTTTTGTCCTGTAAAATACAAAGGGAATCCAGAGCATGGTAAAGAAGTAATGAGTCCTGAATTATTTGAAAAAATTATAAAAAATCTAATAGATGAAAGGGAAAAGCCTGATGGATTAGTTAGTAAAACATTTAATGGATTCTATACAGCACACTATAATGAAGTTCTTTTATATCCACACTTTGAAGAAATCCTTAAAATATGTAGAAAGTATAAATTGGTAACTATGGTACTTTCAAATGGTATTCCATTAACACCGGAAAAGGTTGATATACTAAAAGAATATCAAGATGTATTAAGCGGTATATGTTTAAATACACCTGCATTTGATGCGGAAACTTGGAGTAAACGAAGTGGTATAAACATAAAGCAATTTGATAAACTAATATCCAATATAAAATACGCAGTTGAGCAATTACCTAATATGGTAAAGAATAAAGCATTCTCAATTCAAATAAATGGTTCGCATGACTTATCGTTTGGTGATAAGGGTGGTTGGTTAGAGAAAGGACCTGAATTTCCAAAAGATATGAATTTGGATATAAACGAAGGAGAATTAGTTCAGCAAGAAAGAAAAGCTAAAGAATTGTTTCCAAATGTAAATATTTTTACAGTACCATATCTTATTGATAGAGCTGGATTATTAGATGAAGTAATGAGTAATAAACGCGCAATTGAAAGAAATTTAAAAAGAAATATTGCTGATAAAAAAGTAATTGGATGTGCAAATGGTAGAGAAGTTGGAGGTAGGCCTATTGGGTGGGTGCATGTAAATGCTAATGGTAAAGCATTCCTTTGTTGTAATGATTATGATATGGAAATGCAAGTTGGTGATTTTAAAACGCAGGAACTAAGAGATTTTTGGGGAACTGATGAGCATGTAGAAATGATTAAAAAATCGTATGAAACGATTTGTAGAGGATGTGCTTCTGCAATTTTTGAATAAATTAAAATATATATATTTATATACAAATACTAAACAAATGGAAAAAACTATTGAAAAATTACAACCTGAATTGGTTGACAAACTTAGAGAGCTAAAAAGTAAGCAAAGTGAATTATTACTTAATATAGGACAAGTATATTTGGAAACTAAACAATTAAGTAAAATTCAAGCATCTTTAGAAAACGAATATGATTCTGTAGGGTTAGAACTTCAAAAAGAATTGGTAGACTTGGAAAACAAATATCCAAATGGAGAAATTGATTTGGGTGAGGGGACAATTATTTACTAAAAATATTTGGTAAAACGAAATAAATTTCGTATATTTGTTATAATTTTATATTAAATGCACAAACTTAGAAAAAAACTATTGTATGTATGTCCGCATCTTTCAACAGGTGGACAACCTCAATACACATACAAACAGATAAAACATTTTATCAATGATTTTGATATTGAGGTAGTTGAAATAAACAACAGCGGTGGAGATGCCTTTGTTGTTCAAAAAAATCGTATCAAATCACTTGCAGTGGTTCATACTTTGGGAGAAGATAAATCCAAAATTTTAGATGTAATTTCAGAATTTAATCCTGATATTATACATTTTCAAGAAATACCACAATTTGATTTAGCAACGAATATATTAGATAAAATTTTTACAAAAGATAGAAACTATTTTATTCTAGCTTCAACTCATGGCTCATTTACAAATCCATCTGAAATAGTTTATCATCCTGATAGATACGTTTTAGTATCAGAATGGAGTAAGCAAAAATTTGAAGAAGCTAACTTAGGAGTTGATTTAGATATATGGGAGTATCCAATTGAAGAATATGAATTTGATAAAGAACAAGCTAAAATAAACTTAGGATTAGACCCAACTTGGAAGCATGTGTTAATGGTTGGTTTGTTTTCTCCTGGTAAAAATCAAGCTGAAATATTTTCAATTGCAAGGCAATTAGAAAAATATAAAATTAAATTTCACTTTGTAGGAAATCAGGCTATGAACTATGAACATTATTGGTTACCATTAATGAAACATAAGCCTGAAAATTGTGTTGTATGGGGAGAGCGTGATGATGTAGATACGTTTTACTCAGCATGTGACCTTTTCTATTTTTCATCTGTTTTGGAATTAAATCCATTATCAGTAAAAGAAGCACTTTCATATAAAATGCCTTCTATCTTTAGAAAGCTACACACATATTTGGATACATACGATAATAATTCTTTGGTAACTTATATCAATGATGATTTAAAATTAACTAAAAGAATTATTTTAGAAAACTTAAAGCCGGAGTTTAACGAAATACCTGGTTGGTTTGCATATAAAGATTTATATACTGAAGTAGTTAAGAATGCTGGTAATGATGATGTATTTGTGGAAGTTGGTGCATGGTTTGGTAAATCTACAAATTATTTAGCAGAGCAAATAAGAGAATCAAAAAAGAATATTAAATTTACAACTGTTGATACTTGGAAAGGAACTGATGATGAGGATATACATCAAAATATTGTTGGGGCTTTTAATGGAGATATATTTTATGAATTTGTTGATAACACAATTCTTTCAGAAAATTATGAAACAATAACAATGATTAAAGATACATCTAAAAATGCATCTAATCAATTTGCAAACGGAAGTATTGATTATCTTATGTTAGATGCCGGTCATTCTTATGATGCTTTAATGGAAGATTTGAAAGCTTGGTATAATAAAGTAAAGCCAGGTGGTATTGTTAGTGGAGATGATTATGGTGTATTTCATGGTGTAACACAAGCAGCAAATGAATACTTCTACGGACAATTTAGAGAAGGATTCCGTTCTTTTATTCGTAAAAAACCAAAGATTCAGATTAGACATTTATTAACTAGACCTGATGATGTTAGAGAAAGAGTTAGTAGGTCATCTATAAAGCAATTAGCAAACTATGGAATAGATTATCTACCAATGGTAAACAAACCATTCGATGAACTACCTCCGGTTGAAAATTGTAAAAGACCTGACCAGATTTCTGACAAACCGGGTAATTTTGGTAATGGATTGGGACCTTTAACAGGTAGACATTATGGATGTTTTTCGGCACATAGAAGTGCATTGGAAACAATGGATGACGAGTATGATTTTACCTTAGTGTTTGAAGCAGATGCTTTTATATTCACTGGATTAGAAGAATTTGTAGAAATAGTTAATAGAGCTTGTTTCATTATGGAAAGAGATGATGTATATTATATGGGATTGGCTAATAATAGGTCTAGAAACATTGAAAGAGTAGATGACTTATTTAGTAAAACTGCAGCAAATCAGGATTTAGCACATGCATATCTCATTCCAAATAAAACCAAACAATGGTGGGTTGATAGATTCAATGATACGCCTTGGGAAGGATATGATTTATGGTTGACTGATGTATTTTATAAAGAACCTAAACTTAGATACACAACAAATAAAGTTTATGTAAAACAAGCAGATGGATTTTCTTTAATAGACCAATATATTAAAACTTGGAACTAATGATATACGATAACTTAATAAAAAATATAAATCCAATAAAAAATGTTGAAAACAAAGTTATATTTCACTTTGTTAAAGGGCCTTTTGTTGAAATTAAAGGACCTAAAGAAGCAGATTATAGAGTTGAATTTATTAACCAAAAAACAGGACAAATAGTTTATAGAACAACAATTAAAAATAATTGTTGGTGTAAGTGTAGTATTGAATATTTTGTTGATTGGAAAATTGTAATATACGAAAACGATAAAATTTGGTTTGAAGATTATTACAATGCAAAAAATAAAAGAGTTTATATTGCATTAGATTCTAAAGCATTGGGTGATTCTTTAGCATGGTTTCCTTACTTAGAAGAATTCAGAAAACAACATGAATGCGAATTGGTTGTATCTACATTTATGAATGATATGTTTGTTGGGCAATATCCTGAAATTGAATTTGTTGCACCAGGAAATGTAGTTTCTAATCTATACGCTATGTATGGTGTTGGGCTTTATTATAACGAAGATAGTTCGGTAAACGGATTAAAAAATCCAACTGACCCAAAATCACAAACAATGCAAAAAATGTGTTCTGATATACTTGGATTGGAATTTAAAGAAATAAAACCAAAAATTAAAAATAGACCCGTAAAAGAAGACCATAACCTAAAACAAATTTGTATCGGAATTCACGGAACAGCACAATCTAAGTTTTGGAATAATCCAAATGGTTGGCAATCGGTTGTTGATTGGTTAAATAATAGAGGGTACACAGTTAAGTTATTATCTAAAGAAGGTGATGATTATATGGGTAATAAACTTCCAAATGGTATAGTAAAACATCCAAACGGACCTTTAGAATTGGTTATGGATGAAATGAAAAAATCAAAAGCATTCATTGGTATTGGTAGTGGTTTGAGTTGGTTAAGTTGGGCATTAGATGTACCAACTGTATTGATAAGTGGATTTTCTTATAAATGGGCGGAAATGGAAGATTGTATAAGAATAACAGCTCCAACAGGAAAGTGTGAAGGGTGCTTTAATAGACTTAAATTGGATGCTGGTGATTGGAATTGGTGTCCCGACCATAAAGGTACTGAAAGACAATTTGAATGTACTAAATCAATTACACCTGAAATGGTAATCAACGAATTGGAAAAGTTTTTGTAATGAAGAAGGTTTGGATAAATGGTTGCTTTGATGTTTTACATTATGGGCATTTCAAATTAATAGATTATGCAAAATCTTTCGGAGATTTGATGATAGGTATTGATTCGGATGAGAGAATTAAACAAATGAAAGGAGATGGAAGACCATTTCATACCGAAGGACAGAGAGTATTTAATTTATTGCAAATAGAGGGAGTGGATAAGATTGTAGTATTTGATAGTGATGATTCGTTACGAAATCATTTACAAGAATACGAACCTGATATATTTGTAATTGGTGATGAGTATATGTATAAACCTATCATTGGTGGGGAATATGCAAAAGAAATAAAATTCTTTGGTAAATTAGAAGGATTTAGTACTACAAAACTTTTAGATGATGAGTAAAGTATTAGTTATAGGAGAAAGTTGTACGGATATTTTTATATACGGAATATCGAATAGAAAATCTCCAGAAGGAAAAGGACCTGTGTTTATTCCAAAATATGAAAAGTATGGAGTTGGTATGGCAGCTAATACAACAAATAATTTAGCAGCTATGGGTATTGATGTTGATATGTTTTCTGATAATGGTAATATAATAAAAACTCGTTATGTTAATGAGGATACAAATGAATTATATTTAAGATTAGATGAAAACGATTCAGTTAGTAGAATTGATATTAACGATTTGCCTGACTTAAAGCAATATTCGGTAATTGTAATATCTGATTATTGTAAAGGTTTCTTACAAGAAGAAGATATTGATAAAATAGCATCTATACACCCTTTGGTTGTTTTGGATACTAAAAAGAAATTGGGCGATTGGTGTAAGAATTTAAAATTTATAAAAATTAATAGATTAGAGTGGCAGAACAACAGAGATATAATAAGAGATAACGAATGGTTATTTGATAAAATTATATGTACATTAGATAAAACAGGAACAAAGTATAAACATACCACATATCCAGTTGTACCAATAGAAAACGCAGATGTAAGTGGGGCTGGCGATACATTTGTGGCTGGATTTGTAGCAAGGTATTTAAATTCGGAAGATACTGGTGTATCTATTGAGTGGGGAAACTATTGTGCTGGTGAAGTTATAAAGAAAAAAGGAGTTTCTGTGTTCGTAAAATAAAAAAACAATATACTTATATATAAATAAATAAAAAAACTATGGGAGACTTAGATAACATTGCGCAAAAGCAAAGTATTGAAATTGCAACAGTAAAAATCGATGATTCTACAAAGCAAAAATTAGAGCAATTAAATCAAAAACAAAATGTTTTAATTTCTGATTTTGGTCAAATCTATCTTAGAAAAAAAGAAATTTCTGATGAATTAATTAGATTAGATGAAATATTAGAAAAATCTGAAGTTGAATTTAAAATTATTTCTGATGAATTGAAGCAAACACTTGAGGATTTAGATGAAAAATATCCTCAAATGAGAATCAATCTTCAAGAAGGAATGATACAATATCAGCCAGGTGCACCAAGTAGAAAGCAAATGGCTTCCGAAGCTCAGCAACAAGCGGGTGCAGGTGCTACATTTACATCTAACTAAACTAAAAATATAATCCCCAATATTTATATAGCATGAAGGGATTAGCAAAATTTTTGGTAGAAACAATATTGGGAGAAGCGGCTAGAGTAGACAAAGTAGTTGTTGTCTATTCGGGCCGCTTTCAACCATTTCATAAAGGTCATTACGCAACGTATGACCATTTGGTTAAAAAATTCGGAAAAGATAATGTTTATATAGGAACATCCGATGTAACCGATAATAAGAAGTCTCCATTTGGATTTAAGGAAAAGAAAGCAATAATGATGAAGATGTTTGGAATCTCATCAAATAAGATTGTACAAATACGAAATCCATACGCTCCACAAGAAATACTTAACAAATTTGATTCAGATACAACTGGTTTTATAACTGTTGTAGGTGAAAAGGATTCATCACGTCTGAGCGGTAAATATTTTACTCCATATAAAGGTAAGGTTGAGGATGGGTATTTAGATAAAGGATATGTGTATGCTGCACCTGCACAACCTAATGCTATTAGTGGTACTGATGTTCGTTATTGGTTAAGTGCTGGTAGTGAAGAAGAAAGAAAAAAGAACTTTACAAAAGCATATCCTAAATTTGATGACCAAATCTTCAAAATGATTACTCTTAAATTAAAAAAATTAAAAGAGTGTATCAACGAAGAAATCAAACTAAACGTTAATGTAGGTGATACTTTATTAATGGGTAAATTCAAAAACAAAAAAGTAATTGTTAAATCCATAGGTAAAGATGAATGGGGTATGCCAACCATCAATGGTAAAAAAGCTGTAACATTTAGAATTCCTAAAAAGGAAGAATTGAAAGAAGTGGCATCTAGTATTGGAAATGGAGATGCTGAACCTGATACATCATTTGTAGCAGATGGACAACCAAGAATATTAAATACCGCTAAACCTGAAAATTGGTATAAGCAAGGTGGATATACTCAAATGGATACTCCTAAGGCAGATGCTATGAGAGGTAGAGGTAAAACAAAAGATACAGAAACTCAATTCAGAAAAGCATATTACAAACTAAAGAATGTAGTACAAAGTACATTAAATCCAGCGGATGACCCTCATAAAGTTGAAGATTGGCAAGATGCATATAGAGAAAATCCAGAACAAAAACCTAAACGTTTTTGGGAAGTTCCTAAAAATCAAAAACCTCAAATAATTTCAAAAGAAGATATAAATGAAATTATGGATGAAATGGAAAAGTTCATATTAGGAGAAATGGCAAAACAGGATTTAGATGCAGTTGAAAAATACGCAGATAATCAGTTAAGTCCTGAAGATATTGAATTGGGTAAAGAGACAGACCATTTTTTCCAAAGATTAAATGACCCAAGAAACGGAAAACCCATATCGGCACCAGAACTAACTGGATTTTTCAAAAGATTAGCAAGGAATAAAAAGAAATTTGTAGAGTTTGTAAAACAATATAAAGAATTTGTTGTTAATGATAGAAAGACAAACATAAACATAGCGTTTATGAAAGCCGCAAATAAGTTAATTGCAAAGACAGTAATGAGAAAAGCTGACTTTAAATCAACTAGCCCAATATTCAAAACGGAAGTAATAGACGAGATGGGATTAGGTGGTGGAGCTGGTGTAGGATTATCTTTACCAGGTGGATATATTAACGGAGCACCAGACCCAAAAGATGCTAAGAAATTAAAATCTAAATTAGATGGCGATGGTAGTGAAGAATATACTCCAGTAGAAGAAGGATTTACAAAAGGACAATTATTTGCAGGTAAAATGAAAGTAGGTGGTAAGCCTGTAAATGTAGAAGTTGAATTGGTAGGTTCTGATAATAAAAAAAATGAATTCATAACTAAAATTATATTTGTTGATAAAGGATATGAAAGACAACTACCAATAGGTTCTACTCTACCAATACCTGCTAGAATATTTAGAACGCCTGGTGGAGGTTGGAGAAAAATCAAAACCCCATCTGCATTTGAAAATGTAAAAGAAGCAACTTCATCTGAAATCCTAAAAGATTTAGATAAGGTAAAAACCGATTTACTTAAAAAAGCAGATGTATTAATTGCAAAAAAGAAAAAACTCTATTCTAATGTTGATATTGAATCTCCAATGAGTGCAGATGAAAAGAAATTGGATAAAGATATTGCAGATATATTTTCTCAAATAAATCAATTGGTTCTTCAGAAAAGAAGTTTAAAAAAAGAATCTATAAATGAATCCCTATTATTAGAAGGTGGGGCTTATGGTCACATGAATCATCCATTTGATATTGAAATGAATCTTACATTTGGTGACCTTAAAACAATTGTAACTAAAGCACTTAATGGTGATTTAGAGTTGACTAGAGAGAAGACTGATGGGCAAGCATTAGCAGTTAGTTGGGTAAGTGGTAGGTTAGTAGCAGCTCGTAACAAATCACATCTAAAGAGCAAAGGAGCTGGTGCTATGACAATAGGACAAGTAGCAGATAAGTTTGCCGGTAGAGGTGGATTAACCGATGCTTATAACTTTGCTATGCAGGATTTATCAAAAGCAATAGCAGCTTTATCCGAACCACAAAGAAAGAAGATTTTTAAGGATGGTGCATGTTTTATGAATTTGGAAGTAATATATCCAACATCCGTAAATGTAATCCCTTACAATCAACCACTATTAGTATTTCATGGTACATTTGAGTATGATGATGCTGGTACTATTGTGGGTGAAAATCAACAAGCGGCATCTATATTAGGTGGAATGATTAAGCAAGTAAATGCACATGTACAATCTAAGTACACAATACAAGGACCACCAATGACTAAGTTACCAAAATCGGATGACCTATCTAAATTAAAAGGAAAGTATTTAGGAATGATTTCTAAACTACAATCAGAATTTGGGCTATCTGATAACGATGGTGTGGGAGAATATCATCAGGCTTGGTGGACTAAATTTGTGGAAAAGGGTGGACAGAAATTAGATGCACAAGAAAAAATAGGATTAGTAAAGAGATGGGCATTCGGTGATAAATCATTCCGTATCAATACAATACAAGACCCTAAATTAAGAGCATGGGCTGAACAAATAGATAAGCAAGACCAACAAAAAATATCAAAACAAAATCTAATGAGATTTGAGGAGATATTCTTAGGAGTTGGTGCAGATGTATTATCATTTATGAGTTCGGTACTTACGGCAAATCCAGAATCAGCAAAAAGACAGATGGTAGCTCGTTTAGAATCTACAATTCAACAAGTAAAAGCAAGTGGTGACCCTAAGAAAATTGAAAAATTAAAATTAGAGTTACAAAGATTAAATGCTTTGGGTGGATTTGAAAAGATTGTACCAAACGAAGGTATCGTATTTGTTTATGGTGGTAACACTTACAAATTAACAGGTGCATTCGCACCCCTAAATCAAATTTTAGGTATTTTCTTCGATAGTTAATCGTTTTTTGAATTTTGATATACTTATATATACAAATATATTGTAAGTAATATGGCAAAGGAATTCAATAAAAAGTTTATGCATCCAACTCGTAGAAAGTTGGTGGATATGGTATTGTCTGGTGGTGAATATCAAAAAGAAGCGTTTGTATCGTTTGCAGGAGCAGATAAACAAGAGGTAAAGAGAAAGGTTGGGGAAAGATGGACTGATGAAACTGGAAAGTCTTGGGAACAGCATGCTGGTGGTAAAATAGAAATATCGGAATTAGGTGATATAATGGCTGAGACACGAGCTTATTTAGCAGCATTGAATAGCTGTAAGGGTGATGGTTGTAATACAATTAAATTAAGTAGAGCTGATAAAAAACTTATTTCAAAGACTGGATATTGTGCAACTTGTTTAGCAAAGAAGGAACTGATAATTAAAATAGATGGGCTGTGGGGAGCGTATGAAGATTATAAGATATATAGTAATATGATTTCTTATGGTAAAGATGTAATTTCTCAATTTCAACAAGCATATAATGATGCTAAGCAAGAATATGAAGTTATAAATGAAGATGGTACAATTGAAAAGTGGAGTATGGAGAGAGATGTAACCGAATTAAAAGCAGAAATTCTAACCGATATAACTCGTTTTGAAGAAGAAATCCAACAGGCAATAAAACTAAGAAACGAAGCTTGGGATAAGTTGAAAGATAAAGGGTATGATTTAGTAAAACCTCCTGTTGATTAATATGAGTACTGGAATTACACAAAAGAAATCCCTAAAAGAGATTATTGCAGAAGAATACAAAAAGTGTGCGGTAGACCCGATTCACTTTATGAAGAAGTATTGTATGATTCAGCACCCAGTGAGAGGTAAGATACCGTTTCACCTATTTCCATTCCAAGAGAGTACACTAACTCAATTTGCAGGAAATCGTTTTAATATAGTTCTAAAATCCCGTCAAACTGGTATCTCAACTCTTTCAGCTGGATATGCACTTTGGAGAATGTTATTCAATTCTGATTTTAACGTATTGGTTATTGCAACTAAGCAAGATGTAGCAAAGAACTTAGTAACAAAGGTAAGAGTAATGCATGAATTGCTTCCTTCTTGGTTAAAAGGTGGTTCTTTGGAAGATAACAAACTCTCACTTAAATTACAAAATGGTTCTCAAATTAAGGCTATTGCATCATCTCCTGATGCTGGACGTTCTGAAGCCTTATCACTTCTAATATTTGATGAGGCCGCCTTCATTGGTGATATTGATGAAATTTGGACATCCGCACAATCAACACTTTCAACGGGTGGTAGTTGTATTGCACTTTCTACTCCAAATGGTGTGGGTAATTGGTTTCATAAAACTTGGTTATCTGCAGAAGAAGGCTCTAATCCGTTTAATACAATCAGATTACATTGGACAGTACATCCTGAAAGAGGTGAAGCTTGGAGAGAAGAACAGGAAAAACTATTAGGAGCAAAGAAAGCAGCACAAGAATGTGATTGTGACTTCGTATCTTCTGGTGATACTGTTATTGACCCAGAACTATTAATGTTCTATAAAGAATCATTTTGCCAAGACCCATTAGAAAAAACTGGGTTCGATGGTAACCTTTGGAGATGGGAATACCCAACTGCAGGTGGTTCGTATATGGTTATTGCGGACGTAGCTAGAGGAGATGGTTCGGATTATTCAGCAGCTCATGTTATGGAAATAAACACTTGTACACAGGTTGCAGAATATAAAGGTAAGGTGGATACAAAAGATTTTGGAAACTTCTTAGTTGAATTATCTACACAATATAACGATGCATTGCTTGTAATAGAGAATGCAAACATTGGTTGGGCTTGTATTCAGCAAGTAATTGATAGACAATATAAAAACTTATTCTATATGAGTAAGGATTTAAAATATGTGGATATTGAGCATCAGATGAGAAATAAATACAGAGCAGATGAAAGACAAATGGTAGCTGGTTTTTCAACTACTTCTAAGACTAGACCTTTGATTGTTTCTAAATTAGATGAATATTTTAGAGAAAAGGCCGTTACAGTTCGTTCTAATCGTTTGATAGATGAATTGTTTACATTTATATTTATGAATGGTAGAGCCGAAGCTATGAAGGGTTATAATGATGACTTAGTGATGGCATTTTGTATTGGATTGTGGGTTAGGGATACTGCACTTCGTTTAAAACAAGAAGGTATTGATTTAACAAAGAGAGCAATGGGGGGTATATCATCAAACATGCAGCATTCTGGTGTTTATGGTGGTAGTAATATGGATGATAATCCTTGGAAGATGAGAATAGGTGATGACTTTGAGGATTTATCCCAGTGGTTGTAGTGTTTTGATATTTTACGATATTTATGTTATATAATGTCAAAATAGAAATTCTATGATTAGATTAACTAATATCCTAAACGAAGATGAGTATGTAGATAATGCATATTCTAAAGGAGATACTCCACAAGACAACCCAATTGATGATTATGATGAATTGGATGTCGAACAAGAAGATATGGATGATTTCGTAAACTTCTTAAAAGCATACTCAACTCAATTAGAAGAAGCTAATTGTAATTGTGTTTACGAAGCGGAATATCAGGGTAGAGATGTAAAATTGGGTAAACCAATGCAAGGGGATGTTAAGAAATTTAAGGTTTATGTTAGAAACCCGAAAACTGGAAAGGTAATTAAGGTAAACTTTGGTGATAAGGAAATGAGAATTAAGAAATCAAATCCAGAAAGAAGAAAATCATTCAGAGCAAGACACAATTGTGAAAACCCTGGTCCTAGAACAAAAGCAAGATATTGGTCTTGTAGAAAATGGTAAAATAAATTATGGCAGAAGAACAACAATTAGACGATAGGAGTTTCTTTGGTAGACTTAAAAAACTATTCGCAACCAATGCAATTGTAACGGTTGATAAAGATGGTAAAAGAAAAGTTGTAGATACAGAAGACCGTCAGCATAATACAAACTTTGTAAATCTTAGAGATAGATATACTAAATTACAAAGGTCTTATTATGAAACGAGTCAAGGTGCACAATCAATGGCATATCATCAAGTTCGCAGAGAACTTTTTAGAGATTATGATGCTATGGACCAAGACCCGATTATATCATCTGCATTAGATATATACGCTGATGAATCTACTACAAAGAACGAATATGGTGATGTACTTCAAATCAAATCCACAAACGAAAACGTAAGAGAATTATTACATAACTTATTCTATGACATAATGAACGTAGAATTTAATTTATGGCCTTGGGTTAGAAACTTAGTAAAATATGGAGATGCGTTTTTAGCATTAGAAATTGCACCTGATAAGGGTATTATAAACGTAATGCCACATTCAACGTATAATGTTGAAAGATTGGAAGGTACTGACCCTAACAATGCAAATTATGTTAAGTATAAGGTAGAATTAGATAGATTTGGTAAAAAAGAATATGAGCAATATGAAATGGCTCACTTCCGTATGTTATCAGATACAAACTTCCTTCCTTATGGTAAATCAATGATTGAGGGTGCTAGAAGAATTTGGAAACAATTATCTCTAATGGAAGATGCGATGTTAATCCATCGTATTATGAGAGCACCTGAAAAGAGAATATTTAAAATTGATATTGGTAATATTCCACCAGTAGAAGTTGATAACTACATGCAAAAAATTATTAACAAAATGAAAAAAACTCCATTTGTTAATAAGGATACTGGTGATTACAATTTAAAATATAACATACAAAACCTTACTGAAGATTTTTTCTTACCGGTACGTGGTAGTGATAGTGGTACAAATATTGAAAACCTACAAGGTTTAGAATATGCGGCTATTGAGGATATTGAGTATTTAAGAGGTAAATTATTTGCATCATTAAGAGTTCCAAAAGCTTACTTATCTTATGATGAGAATGTTAATGGTAAAGCTACACTTGCTGCAGAAGATGTTCGTTTTGCAAGAACTATTGAAAGAATCCAAAGAACTGTTGTTAGTGAATTAACCAAAATAGCAATCGTTCACTTAGCAGCTCAAGGTATTGAGGATTCGGAAATGACAAACTTTGAATTAACTCTTACTAACGCTTCTACTATCTATGAGCAAGAGAAAGTTAATTTGTGGAGTGAAAAGGTAAGATTAGCATCTGATGCTAAAGCACTTAATATGTTATCTTCGGATTGGGCTTACCATAATATCTTTGGTTTATCGCAAGATGAGGTTGATATTGAGAGAGCAAAAGTAATCTTAGACCTTAAGGATAGATTCAGACATACATCAATTGAACAGCAAGGGCAAGACCCAGCAAATCCACCACAACAACAAAATGTGGAAGAAGAAATCAGTAAATTGAAAACTGAAATTGAATTAAATAGGGGAGTTGGAAGGCCAAGAGAGGGTAATACTTATGGTAAAGATAAACATCCGTATGGTAGAGACCCATTAGGAGATATGGAAAATCATAAGGAGAGAAAAAGAGATAATAGAAACTTAAATACTAACGCAAAAAAGTTAGCAAGAGAATATATCAACGGAATTTCAGCAAAAAAGAAGATTTTGAGCGAAAAAACGGATATGTTGGATGAAAACAACCTATTAGATGATACTAAAATTTAATAAAGAAAAATTTGTTTATATTTATATGTGTTAGTTTATAGGGTAGATTAAATATAGGGTAATTAAATGAAAAAAATTAAACATTCCAAGTTTAAGAACACTGGAGTGTTATTTG